GCTTCTGTTGTTGCTGTTTCAGGATTGTCAATATCAGCCTGACATTCCTCGTGTGAACTGTATTCTTGACCTGTTTTTGTATTAGTGACAGTAGTCTCTACTTTAGCACTGTAAACAGGAATTTTTTCGCCATTGATTTCGTCATAACGCAAAACCTTAGGCTCATCTATAATTTTTGCCATATTATAGTTTTATAGTTGAAAAACTAGGAAATCAATAGGTTATTGTTGTTGTTTAATTTCTAATACAGATATCTCAATCATGGCTCTAGAAGCTGCGTTTGCTTGAACTTTAAAACTTTCTCCTTGTTCGTAAACCATACTTGAAGTTATAGTATTAGTGTCTGAAGCAGATACATCTACTTGAAATACTTGAAGATCAGATGAGCCATTATTATGGTCTATATTCACTGTAACAGCCGCACTACCATCATAATTGTGAGTATTAATAGTTTTAACGATAAAAGTAGAAACAGGCACTGGAGGAGATGCAGCGACATTGGCTGTTGGCACTGTAAACACAGTGGTTAAATCAGTGGTAGTTAAATTTGCTATAAAGGATCTAAATACATCAGCCATTTAGAAACCATGCCCTTCTTGTTGCTTCTTCTTGTGTATCTAAAGTATAAGAGCTATTAAGTTGTTGAATTAAATCTTCAAGCTGTCTTATGAGCTCTGCTGACTGTTGAGCGTCATACTCAGGTCTAGGGTCAGGAAATCTTGTTAATGTTAATTTTGCCATTTATCAAAAAAATATACAACATTGTATCGCCAATTTCCATTTGAATATTCCTTATGGTTATCAATATAACCACCATGAGGAATATCTCCATCAAAAATTACACACCTATTAAACTTAGATTGAATTATATGTTTTTTAATATTTTGTTCATCCATGTCTATTTTAATGTCTTCATATTCTTGTTCTCCACCAGAGGTTTTATAATTAGGTAATTGTTCATAAAGAGCTGTTCCTCCACTACATGTTTTATCCATATACACAAGAATATTTTGTGATGGGTCTTGATGAGGCACAAACTGATATTTTTGTTCAGGAGGGTTTATCCACGTAAATATATTTGTAGCAATAGTCTCACAATGATGGTTATCGAGTTTAAGTAAAGATTTTAAGTAATCAGTAGTTTTGTTTTCATTCTCAAAACCATTTTCTTGTAAAGATATCCAAGTTCTACAATCAAAATAATCTTTAAAGTTACGTCCATCTTTTTTAATTTTCCAATTAGGAACCCAAGATTCTTTTAACATGTCATAAATATCATCAGCTCTTTTGTAAAAATTATCTATAACGATGTATTTGTAAGGACCAATATGTTTTTCTTGTGCTAATAAGTTGTCGTTAATCTCAAATAGATGATGATGAATATAAGGTGTCGTCACAGTATAGATATATTTGCTGATAAAACTATTCTACTTTTATCTTTGTTTGGCTTTACTTCGTGGGGAACATAACTTGGAAATAAAACCATTTTGTTTTTAGCAGGTGGTATATTCATTTCAGGACCTTCACAATAGGGGTGCCCAGGTTGATAAAAAGTTGTTGAAGTAGAATCGTCACTACATTGTATATAATATATCAAGGAATGTTCATGTATTTCTCTTCCGTGTGCATGAAGTCCATGATGATGACCTTCTGCATAACATTGAATCCATGATCTAGTAATTTTAAAATCATTTTTATTTAATATTTGTTTTGTATACATTGTAAGATATTGTTTTAAATGATTATAAAAATCATTTAATTGTTCAGATTTATCAAATATATTTTTACAATCATAAAAAGTGGTAAGCATATCCTCTTTGTCAAAAGAGTAATTCTTTATAAAAGAAAGTGTTGAGTCTAGGTTAAACTCGGTTTGTATATCGTAAATTGTTGTTTGAAATATATTTCTGTTTACTTGTATTTCCAATTATCTTCTTCCATCTGGTTGTATGTCAAAACGTTGTGTTCCTAATCTCCAAGCTGTCCCTGTAGTATTTGAAACTAAGTTGACTGTAAATTCTCTACCTCTACCTCTTAAACTCACAAAGTCTGTGGTATCTGAGAAGCTTGTAGTTTTCGTAACACTTGTACTGTTGTTTGGATAATTCTTAAATTCAAGTTTCGCATTTAATACACCTGCTTGATTCTCAACGTCAGGAATTATTTTAGATACAAAAGCAAACTCGTCACCTTGAGCTATTTGTACCACTCCTGATTTGACAAAAGCAGTAATTGCTTCTCCGTCAGCATCATTTCCTGTTTCGTGTAAAAACATTTGTGTAGCTCCATCTGTAAGACCTAATATGACCTCGTTGTTGGCCGTGGTCGATGGTAAGTAGTCTGATGCCACAGGGTTATCAAAAACTTCTCTATCAATCCATGTTGTTCTGTCAAGAGTTCCTGTCCACCAAGTTTGTTCTAAATAATTATAAGCTACTATCGCATTTATCTCATTAGAACCTGTTCTAGGATAAAACCACATAATCTCATTGAATTCACCATTGTGCCCTGCAAAAGCGTTTTCAGAACCTGTTACATTAATATTGTCAAATACAAACTGTTCCACAGTGCACGGTAATTTTTTAACTGAACCATCAAATAAGAAGAAAGAATCTTGTGACATCCAATAGCTTATACCATTAATGTCTATACCTGCGTGCATACCTATTATGCCACAATTCTGACCTAATTGTCTTAAACCAAAAGTAAATGGTGGACCAATAAATTGTAGAGCATGAAGAGATGTGTCTGTCCAAACAAGTATTTGACCTCTTGATCTTTCAGCGGCCACGATTCGTGATCCGTCTGCAATTCTTAAAGAGCCAGCAGTATTTTCTGCTGTTGGTTGATAAGTATTAATATCTTCTTGACTTGAAAATCTAATCAATAAATCATCTTGGCTGTTAGGTGTTGCAATAGTTTTCTCAGTACCCATAAACAGTAAGTGTCTGTCGGGAGTTGAAACTAAGCTTATTCTTGATGCTGTTGGTGCGCCTGCTATAGCTGTTGCTCTTGTTGATACACCTGTTGAAGGCTTCCATTCAAAAGCGCCACCATTTAAAACAGTGGCTACTAAATTTTCACCAAAGTTATCTAAAGACCATTGTCTTGCCTCTAGAGTAACATTAGATGTGGATCTTGGTGTATTCCATGTTGATATACCATAAGTATCTGTACCCCAACCAAAAGCAGGAACTGAAAATTCAGGACCTAAATTAAGTTGATAGTTCATGTTACCAGTTCCTCCACCTGCGGCGGTAGAACCTGAAGCAGTTCCTGTATGAGTTACAACATAAGCAGCCGTATTAACAACAGAGGTAACTTCGAACTCCTTATTCATATCTAATCCATCAATGGCTGAAAAAGAATCAAAAGTCACAAAACTACCTTGAACACATCCATGACCTGCATCAGTGACTACTACAGAAGTAGTAGCGTTTGTTGTAAAAGGGTTAGTTCTAGATTGTGTTCTTCTGATTGGCGTAATGTCGTAAGCTAAACCTTCTTGTATTAGGTAAAGTTTTCTGTCAGTGCCTATAGCGTTCTGTCTTACTCCGTCTAAAGATACCCATGCGTGTTGGTCTCTAGCGGCTCCTACTAATGTAGTAGAAATAAACTTCTGCCATCCCTTGATTTTTTGTGCAGATCCTTGGAAAAAGCGAACCATATCACCATCAGTCCACTTACCCTGACCTGTATAATCAGTAACTTCTTTGTTAATACCTGGTGCGGGTCTAAAATTTACTAGGGGCATTGTGCGAATATACTATAAAATTGGTACAAAATCCATAGCGACTGTTATTCTATCGCTTTTTACTTTATCAACACCATGTAAGGCGTCTGATTTGAACAATATAGCAAACCCTTCTTTTTCTTCAACATGTTGTTTTTTGTCATTAATCATAAAATATAAACAATTATTGATAGCTGGTTTGATTATAATAATAAGAGAATATTCTTCGGGTTGATGATGATGAAGTTTTGTCCAATTGAATTTTTGATAGTAATTAACCCACCAAGTAGATTTTTTCCATTTATGACTATTATTTACTTTAGGCAATATATTCTCAATAACAAAATCACCAATATCATGTAAAAATTGATAGTCAGGATTAAATCCTGATGTGAGTGATTTAACGTTTTTTAAGTCTTTTTCCCAATTATCTTTTTCCTGATAAACAAAATTAGAGATATTTACACAATCATTATGTGGTATCTCAAAGGTTATAAACACAAGATTATTTATTTGCTTTTTGCACGAGAGAACCTACATGACCTTTGAAGGCTCTATTACCGAAATGCGTTAGAGGCATAGCTAAGTCTGCCCAAATTTCACCACCACATTCTTGCCATAATCTTGAGAAGTAATAATCCTCAGAAAGATATCTAATTTGTGGATAACCCTCTTTAGTTTTTGTTTCATACGGACCTACAGCGAACAGGTCATAGCAATTATCTGACTTATAAGATCCACCATTTACTATTTGATCTGACTCATATTTTCTTTCAGGAAATTTTTTCATCATAGTTCTAAAGACTTCTCTTTTTACTAACATCATTCCTGTAGCGGCTTCTTGTACAGGAAAAAAACCTTGTTCTCCTTTTAAATTAAGAGGATCATCAAAGTTTACATTATATCCTAGTGCTTTTGCTTCGATTTCATCAGGATGTGCGTCAGGGTTTTCTTTAAATATGCTAGCAAGTTTTTCAAGATGTAAATGTTTTCTAGGATAGATACCACATGTAACATCTTTATCAGCACATAATAATCTTTCAATATTTTGAGAAGTAAATCCTATGTCAGCATCTATAAATAAAAGGTGTGTTGCCACGAAGTCTTGTTGATCTAACATCATAGATACAATGGTATTTCTAGCTCTAGTAATTAAACTTTCATTACCCATAGTCTGTATTCTTAAATGTACATTATTAGCTGCAGTCCAAGATTGAAGCTCTAGCAAACCATGTAAAGTGCTTTCAGTAAGCATACCACCATACATAGGCATACCTAAAAATATTTTAAAATTCTTATGTTTTATTTCTTCTGGTTTAATCATTATTTTCTCCTTGACGATTGACTGTAACCTATGTTTGGTCTGCTATCATATGCCCATTCAGGGTAATGTGGTCCTTCCATATCAATATAATGAAGGAAGCATTGTGCACAATGATCTCCCTGTAGTTTATTTCTCCAATGCACTAACTCTTCACCCATGTAAATAATACCATCTCCAGGGTTCATAGTTATTTCGGCTTCCATGGAATAACCGTTTTCTAAATCTTCGCCTTTATTTAATTTTCCAAAATAAATTGGCCAAGGTTCTCCACCAAAATTAATAGTTATGGAATATTCACAAGAAGGTCTATCTCTGTGAGGTTTTAAAATTTCCCCTCTCGTATAAACCCTTGAATAAGAGTATGTAGGACATAAGTTCCTTTGTGTAATTTCAGATATAGTAGGTAATAAAATACCTGCCAAAGTTTCTGTGGCAATGTCAGAATAACAATATCTTATATATTTAGTTGTACTATCTTCATTAGAATTAGAAAAATCAACATTTGTGCATGCTTTGATTATTAAATAATTATATATAAAACTTGATATTTTTGAATCTACTAAATTTGGAACGTGTACATAATCATTTTTTTTAAAATATTCTATTCTGTCCATATCACCAAAACTTTCCTAACCCCTTTTTTTAAAGGTGTTACGCTATGAGGAAACATAAAATTAGAGGGAAAACAAACAACATCTCCACGATCTATTTTGATACCCTTCTGTGAATTTTGAACAAATAACTCTCCTCCTTCATATTCCTTAGGATCGTTTAATCCAATTAATAAGGTAAGTGCCCTTGGAGCATCTTTAAAATAATCAGTGTGATAATCATAATGACCACCATTTTTGCCTTCATAATATAAAAATTCGAAATAGTTATTGTTAGAAAAATACCATGATGAAATCTTTTCTCGATATTCATTTTCAATAGTGCTTGTAAATCTTTTTAAATCATTGAATATAATTCTTCTACTTATTGAATTACCAATATCTTTTTCATATAGACTAGTGCTTTTTACTGTTCTAATTTTTTCGTTAAGCCCAGATGCTGTGGAAGCTTTTTCCCAATCATCAACGTTCCTGTATATCTCTTCATTAATTAAATTTACTAAAGATGGTTTCATAGCATCTTTAATAATCAGAGAATACTGAAGAACTTCTTTTTTGAGGTTAAGCACCGAGGATAGTGTTTTTAGCTGAGGTTGCAGAAGTTTGTGCTGCTGTTTGTGCTGCAGCTACATCTGAATCATAACTTGCTGAAGTGGAATCTAGTCCAGATAGCGCATTATCATATTCGGTTTGATATGTTGTCCAATATGCTTTTTCGCCATTCCAACGAGTAACCATTGTATTAGCCCATGCAGGTAGACTTGAAACATCTATCTCTTGGTTTTGTGCAGTGCCATCAAACTCAATATGTCCTGTACTTGTAGAACCATTAAATTGTAAAGCATGTACATTAGAAGGTACGATGTCTTTACCATTAATGTTAAGATAAGCTTGACCATCTATAATTACATCTGCCTCTGTGTCCCCAGAAAACTCCTTAGGACCATTACTAGTATTACTTGGATTGATATCAGCGTCATTAATAATAGTAAGTCTATTATTTATTGTTACGCTGTTTATTGTTATTGCCATTTTTTTTAACTACCTTTTTAGTACCTTTCTTCTTTTTAACACTTTTTTTATTTTGAAGCAACTGAATATCTTCATCTAAATCCTCTCCATTTGCAAGAGCATCTTGACTGTCTGATATCTTTGTCCAAAAACTACCAACAGGGTTCTGTTTTTGTTCAGCTTCTTTATTCTTTTGATCTACTAGAGCTAAAGTTACCATATTGGCTTTCACCATCTCGTTTCTAAAAGACTCAACAGCAGAATTAGTTTGAACTTGTTTGCCTGTATTTTCAACTAAAAGTAAGGGAATCCATGCTATGGAACAACCCCACTCTTGTACGTTTTGACCTGTTTGTGGGTTTTTTCCTTGAAGCATATTGTACCAAACACATTGATGTTTCATACACTTCTTATTTATAAGAGGACACTTACCATCAGGATCGAATATTGGCATTTCTTAGGATATTTTACAGTTAATCCTTAGAACATGCAATGACATTTGCAAATTTGATATCCATGTCTGGAACTGTCAAATCTGTCGTTGCCGAAACACTACCTGATAAAGATACACTTCCTGAAATTGGGTGACTATGCGTTCCGCCTCCACCCGTGGCACCAGTGCTTCCACCCCCTGCTGATGGTCGAGGTGGATCTCCACCTGGTTGACCACTACGTGAACTCATACCGTTTGGGTGACTGTGAGAAGGTATTGTTGGTGTGGAAAGAGTTGTATCTCCAACAGCTAAAGTTCCTGTTGAAGCACCTGCACTTGAGGCATCATCAAAAGTAATAGGGCCAGAGGCAGTTGATTTTGTACCTGTAAACACTGTAGCAAAGGCATCGGAACCTGCTAATCCACCACCAGAACCTGTAACAACTTGAAGTGTTGTTGTATTTATCGTAGCAGAAGTATTTTGTGTCCAACCACTAGGAGCAGATCCTTGAAAAAATAAAGCAGTAGATCCTGAAGGTATGCTTGATACTCCTGTTAAGGCAGAGCCATCTCCAGAATATGCAGTAGCATTAATTGTACCGTTTGCAGCAGTCATTACTGTACTGTCAACAGTCAAAGAATTTAGAATACTTAAATCACCTAATGAGTTTGCAAACAAATCAATCATATCATTGCTAGCATTATTATAGGCAATGGTGTGAGATCCTTGTGTAATAACTAACGCATTAGCTGTATGGCCTGTGGCACAAACACTTAAAGTTTGAGATCCTGTAGTGTTATTAAAAAAAATATAATTTGATTCTACCGCAGGAATAAAAACTTTTATGTCACCTGTTAAGGCTCCTGTAAATTCAATTACTTTGTTAGATGCTTCTGCGGTGGGACTTGCATCGGCTGTTGTAAGTGTAACATCAGCAGAACCCGCTACGGACTTTGATAAATATCCTGCTGTAAAGGCATCAACCACTTCAAGATTATTATTTGTGTTTGTTCCCCAAGTTCCTGAGTTAGCTCCTGTTTGTTGAAGTTCTAATTTATATCTATCTGAATAAGTGCTTGTCATTTTTTAATCCTTTGTCGCTATTATACTATCTGCAAATTTTAAATTCATCGCAGGAACACTCGCAGATACGGTAGAAGAAAGACTACCACTTAGAGCTATACCTGACAAGGTGTGACTGTGAGAGCCACCGCCACCTGCACCACCTGTGCTTGATCCAGAGGAACTTGTTCCTATTGGAGAACCACGACCTCTTGATGGTTGTGGGCCACCTGCACTAGTTCTAGGATGACTATGAGAAGGTATTTGAGGGGTACTCAAAGTTGTTGCTCCTGCAGTTAAACTACTAGTATCCACTGTTAAACTAC